TACCGGAGGGCCGTGATCATCGGGGAGAAATGATAAACCCCCGATTCATAGATTCTCTGGTTGGCATGGCGGCTCCCACGCTGGGCCTGATAACCAGTATGCAGGAACAGTTTGAATACTGGCTTCGCGTTGGGTCACTACTTGTGGGCATCACTGTGGGACTTGCGTCCCTGTATCGTGTTATAAAGAAATGAAGATTGGATTATGTGTGGGGCATTCGCGGCTAGGTGATCAGGGAGCCTATACTACAGGTGACAACATCCTGTCGGAGTGGGATTTCAACAGGGACTTGGTGCGCCGAATCGGGCATTTGTTGAGCAACGAACATGGGTGGGCCATCGGTGAGGACTATGCCATATATGACCATTACCCCGCCCGCAGTTACAGCGGGGCAATAAGCTACATATCCCAAAAGCTGTGGGAAGATGGCGTTACTGCCGCAATCGAACTTCACTTTAATTCCGCCACCCCCACCGCGAGGGGCCACGAGTGGTTGTATTGGCCCACAAGCAGGGGAGGTCAACAGTTGGCCATGGAGCTACGGGATTCGATGGAGAGGTCTTATCCTGACATGAAATCACGCGGCATCAAGGCACGTGGTCCCCGCCAACGCGGTTCTGCTTTTTTGCGGAGGACGCACTGTTATGCCGTAATCGCAGAGCCTTTCTTCGGTTCCAACGAAAAGGAGTGGCATATGATTAACGATTCCCGCGACAAACTCGCGGCGGTTTACGCACACGCCCTGACCAATTTTACCCCCCGATGAACATCCCGAAGAGCATCACTATGGCGGGGGTCCGCGTGAGGATCAACTTCAGGGATCTTAGTGAGGATGATTGCTATGGGATGTATTCCCATAAACGAAAACTTATCACGATTGACAAAACCATTACCGGAAAAGACCTGCACGACACGATTCGTCACGAGATGCTCCACGCAGCCCTATCCCTTTCTGGGCTGGGGTTTTGTGAGAACTACGAGGAGGAGGCCATTATCCGCTGCATGGATGAGATCTTCTGGCCTTCTTGGGATCGCTTCCTGAAAAGATTTCAAGCCTAACACCATGCCTTATACCAAGAAAAATTTTAAACCCCACGTGATGCGCCACCCTAAGACGGGTAAGTCATCCCGTGCGAATACTTACGCCCAGCACATCGCGCTTGGGAAGAGGGGCTATGTCCATTCTTCCTCCAAGAAGAAGAAGACTTCGCGTGTCCGCGATTCTTTCCCTGATGCTGTTGAGAAGAGACTGAAGGGCGGCTACTGATGCTGTGAAGAAAAAGCTGCCCCGCCAGTTCTCAAAAGAGGGCAGGGGCAAACTCATAAAGTTCACTCCGAACTCCGAGAACGTGAAGCAGGCTTTCGAGCGAAGCCAGAACCTTGGTGTGCTCCCGAATTCGTTCACCCGTGGGGCCGGACGCATGACTGGGTTCCTTGGGGAGATCGCATTTGAGCTACTATTTCCCGACTCGAAATACGTCGGCAACTACAGCCGCACCCACGACTACTTAATGGGGAGTAGAAAAATCGACGTAAAGTCCAAGACATGCCGCGATAAGCCCAAGCCCCATTTCACGGCTTCTGTAGTCTGTCCTGAAAGTAAACCTCTCAAGGCAAGCCACTACTTCTTCGTTCGCGTCCGCAAGGATTTGACGCGGGCGTGGATGCTGGGCTGGATCACCAAGAATCGTTTACTGGAACAGGGCGAGTTCAAGAGGAAGGGGGACGAGGACGAATACGGGTTCACTTACAAGGTGTCTGGCTGGCACATTCCGATCTCCAGCCTGAGAGCGCCCCTGTCCCTATGATACGGCTAAAGTGGAGGGGATGATGTCATACTTCTTCTTGATACTAATCGTCCACACTTTTCCGCCGCCATGCCCGATTGATTTGATTGGCCGGATGTTGGGGTTGGCTTTCCCCGCTTCTTCCAGTGCAGACATACCGCGCCGAACGAATTCAAGGTTGTTTGACATACCCACGTTGCGCCCATTGTTGAAGTCGTGCAGTGTGACCTGAAACTCTGTCAGGGTTCCCACCCAGCTATCCATCGTGCCGTTCATAGCGCGGCATTTCTTGGCGAAGAACTCGACCAGTTCTGCTACTGCGGAGCGGCTGGAGTTGTCATAGGCTGCAGCCGAGACTGAAATGTCGATGAAGCTGACGATGCCAAAGCGGCCATATGATTCGATTTCTTGCGGGACTACCCAGTCCACAAGCCACTTACCGAAGTAAGGCAACTCGTTCTTGATCGTGGCCTCCAGCATTTTGTTCGGTGGGAAGTTGCTTGTCGCATTATCGCGCACCTTTAAGGCCATGAGCTTGTCACGGTTGCTACTGTCAAGGGCAGGGATCACGGATAAGCTGTTGGCATCCATGTTCAATGACATGATCACGCGCCCTGCCCATGGGATTGAGAGAGAATCAGCATACTTGGCCATATATTCAATTCTCGGATTAGCGACCGCTCGCTTGATGAGTTCGGTTGCCTTCCGTTGATCCTGAAACGAACTGGCGCTGGTTGTGTCGTCGATCACCCACGCGGCTACGCGGCCCAGATCCCTGTTAAACTTGGTATGCCCCGATAGATAATCGGACGCATCTGAGAACCCCCCGACGAGACCCGAGATAACTCTGTTAGACAGCAGACTCTTCCCCTTGTTAGTTGGCCCGACCAGAATAAGCGCGTGTCCTTGTCTCGACTCCCTGTCTAGGACAGCCTCGTAGAATCGTTTCATCCACGCGAAAAAGTATTCGATGGTCGGGCGTGGGGTAGAATCCTCAAACAACTGGTGTAACCATGCGTGAAGGAAGGGCCAGCGCTTTGGGTCTCCATTGTCCGCTGGTTCGACTGGCTCAATGGTAGATGTGTTGAGAATGCGGTTTCCGCTGCACTCGACTACACGGTCCTTGGAGAACACCACAGGGGCGATCTCGTGGACTCGGTTCTGGTTGCTTATCACGAGGACTGCGGATTCGACCTCGGACAACGGCTTTCCCTTTTTTTGTCGGGGGCAGAACCCCATTTGTCGGAGTTCCAGAACGAGTTGGTCTTTGGGGATCTCCACCGCGAGGTTGTCCAGAAGTTTGAAGAACCGTTTTCCGGTGAACCAATACTCGTTCAGCAGGTTCCCCATCTTTTTCTGCTCATATTCCTCAACGAAGGCAGGGCCAAAGATGTCGCGCCACGACATAAAGCCTCTTCCGGCTCGGTCGCTATAGCAGATCATTCCTGCCTCAGACACCTGACATCCTTCTCTGTCGATTCCGTCGTCGATCCAGAACAAAGGGCCACGACTCCCGATCTCAAAATCCCCTGCCCACCTGTGGTCGTAGTCCTTCTTAACCTTTTCTGCGACAACGTCGATTGGGATTGATGTGTCGTTCGACTGAGGAGAATTGGTTTCTGCTGCCTTCAACAGGGCCGTATGGACTATTTGTTTATCCAGTTGTGGCCCTATTGCTTTCCACTCAGTGCCTAACTCAAAATACTGTGAAGGGTTTAACGAGGTCTCATCGAACCCTGCGAAGATTTTGTTCAGCTTCAGGGTGTTCTTTATCTCCTTGGCGAAAGCCCCGATCATATCGGGGGAGATCGGAAGCCCATCTACAAATTCCCATACCAGTCTGATATACCCGCTGTAAGTCTTGGATCGCCACGTTGGCATCATCCCTAAGCAGACCGTAGCGAGCTTACCGTCCACCAAGTCCCAATCGACGGGGGCGTCATAGTCAGCGACTATTCCATAAATCTTGTTGGGTGGGTTCTCAGCCGACACCCGTTTGGACGGGGCGCGTCCTTCTACAGTTGAGTAGAATACATGCTTAGTTTTGGCGTTTGCACACCACGCACGATACTCCGCCTTGGAGGAGAACTGTGGGACTGAAGATTTGGAATTGGAAAGATCGGTGGTCTTCTTTGCGGCAGCACTGCGTAGATTTTCAATATAGCGGTAAGTCATTTAGTGTATCGGGTAAGCGTAGTTCCTTCGGCTGCGAGCGGTATATCCGCAATCCATTCTGGCGGAGTGGACATGATGCTCAGGATGTCTGCCAGAGCGTCGTCCGCCTTATCGGCGTCAGCCTCCACCACAATCTCATCGTGAACGTGCATGATTATGTTATGGCCCGCGTTGGCCACCCTGACAAGCATGTCCGAAAAAATATCTCGGGCGAGTGCCTGTGATGCGTTCTCAGCTACGAAGCCGCCCCATAATTTGATGGGGATCATCTTAGCCCCTTTGGGGAAGTGGGCTGTGTATTGTATCCGGCCCCCTTCAACCTTGTCCACCGAAATCAGACCGTAGTCCAGCACCCGTCCACTTGGCAGATCCACCGTGAATGGTGTGGGCATTCTCTGCCCTGACATGTTGTAGGCCCCGCTAATATCGGCGTTATATTGTCTCCATAAGCGGGTGACGGGTGACATGGAGTTGCGGTAAATATCGACTGCCGCGTCTGCCTCTTTCTGTGTCATTCCCGACATGTCTGCGAACCGCTGTTTTCCTGCCCCATAACCACATCCGAGAACCATCGCTTTAATCTTGTGCCGGAGCTTGGGGTATTGTTTGAGCAACCCCTTCTCTTTCTTCCACTGGTTAAACCGGATCGCGAACGCCTCGTAAATATCTTCCGACTCTGCAATTTCCTTGAGCATATCCTTGTCGCCAGCCAGCCAGCACAATGTTCGCACCTCGATCTGGCTCAGGTCGGCAACCACTAACCGTTTATCTTCTTTTGTAGATATGAGGTTGCGGAGGTTGATCCCAAACGTCTCCTCGCGAGGAAGGTTCTGGAGGTTCAGGTTCCCACCGCCCCCAGAGAAGCGCCCTGTGTGCGCCCCGAAATACATAAAGCCTCCGTAGTATCTGCCGTCTGGCATTGTGGCTACGTCGAAGCTCTCCACCTTTTTCTTGAGAGCGTTGATCCTCCGCCAGTTCTGTGTGGCCTCGATCCAGTCGTGCTTCTGGCTATTGTAATCCATCCACTTCTTGCTCTCTGGGTTGGTCTTCGCCAGACTCGCAGGCGGCTCCAGCCCAACCTTCTGGCACTCCTCGTCAAACGCAGCGCGGCTCAAGAGGGGCTTACTTCCGAGCCATGGGATATTGGACTCGGCCTCAAACAACTTCTCGTTGATCGTCTCCAGTTGCTTCTTCAGGAGGTCCGTGTCGATGGGTATGCCGCCCTGACAGATCCTCCTGTTCAGGGTGCTGATTATTCTTTCCTCCTCCGGCCAGCGGTCACCGAACTCCTCCCACAACCGGAGACAAAGCTCGGCATCCTTGACGGCGTAGGCGCTGACCTCTTTGCGGAACTCGTCAGTCATCGACTCCCACCTCTTCCCGCTCATGTTGTCGCGGGTGGTCTTGTCCACTTCTAGTCCAAAAGCTGTATGAGTCGCTCCTTTGAGCGAGCGAGGCAGGCGGCAATACGCTGCCAGATCCGCTGTGCAATGCCACGCGACGGGCGTGACTTCCGGCCACCACGATTGGGTCGCTCCATATAGATATAAGGCTTCATCGAATGCTGCGTTGTGGCTCAGGGCCGTATTACCAATTAATAATTTCCAGTTAAAATCCTTCGGGTGGCCGACGAACTCGGTGCCGTCGGTTCCTTTAACGGTGAGCAGATAGGCGTCGAATTCGGGATGTGAGAAGTATCCCAGTGGGCCGAGCATCCTGATGCTGCACCGCTTGTCGTAGTAGGTTTCAAAATCGAGTGCGTAGGTTTTCATGCTCCTTAAAAGAAGCCCCCCACTGGAACCATGACAGACCAGTGGGGGGCTTTAAGTGCCGCCGCTTTTATGTGGTTACGGCGAGGGCGATGCTTTAACCAGAATGACTAGAGAACACTATGAAACTCTAACCACCCCGCCACAATACCCGATCTATTAGTCCTCCCCTTTGTCCACATCGGTTTCCTCCCCATCCACGAGAGTCAGATTAAGTTGACTCTTGTCGTTTACTGGGAGTTCCATGCCGATGGAGCTGGCCAAGGCGGCTCGGATGGAGATGAGTTTCCGCTTACTTTCGTGCGCGGTCTCTATACTTCTTTCGAGTTCCTCGACCATGCCACTAAGCATGACAACTTCTTCCTCCACAGTCTGGGTATCAATCTCAGACATTAGCGAAGAAAGCTGGAGCAAAACTTCTGAACGGCCTCGCTGCTCTCCTTGTCGGTGAACGTGAGGTTTGGAGCATACCACGAATACTTACCCCGACTTATAACGGACGAGGTGAAATCCCACACCCGAGAAGAGGGAGGGGTATCCGCGTTGAACAAGGTGAACGTAGCCAGACGCTTGAACGTCTGACGATACGCATCCTTGGCGACATTGATGCGGCCAAGGGCGTAGAACTTGTCCCCGATCGGGAACGGATAAGCCGCCCCCATATCAGTCTTGTCCGGCTTCTCCAAGAGGAGGGTAATGTCCGCGAATTCCTGCATTGGGTATTCGGAAGACGTGGCGATCTCGTCCCGCTCCTCCCGAGAGTGAGCGATACGAGGAATCTCGTCGTCGTCATAAGGGATGTCTTCCCGCCAGCCCTTGATCACGGAGACCGGAACGCATGTAATTGCTGTTTCCGGTTCTGCAATAACGAATTGCTTGTCGAGAACGACGCTGCCAAAAGGGGCGTCGAACTCTGAGGTCTTCTGACATATGTTAATCCGTGGGATTTCAATATCAGAGGGTTCAATCATCATTGCCGCAGGGGACATGATTTCCGTTGGTGCCTTCTTTTTTATCGCGCTTGCCATTTGTAGTCGGTGTTTCTTGTGTCTTGTTTCTTGCTTCAGGCGAGGGTATGCCGCGCCTTTGAGATTGTCACTATATCTGCCTCCAGACAGGCGTCAACAAATTCTTTAGCTTTTCTTTTCCGGTCATCCTTGGCGAACTGAGCGCCCACTGCTGTGGACAGTTTGCCGAGTGGAATATTGGCCAACCCCAGCATCTCTTCCTTGCCGAGACCGAAGCGTTCCGCGATCTCCACAACACCCATGTTGTCCTGAACCCGTTTCGTT